CCACGATAGCATTTAATCTTCCTTTCTTCAGGTATCGCACTTTACCAGGTCCAACCTTAAATGCGTCACTATCATCAATCAGTGCATCTTCCTCTACATCCACACCAGAGAATTGCGCAGCAAGCAAATCGCTCTCTAATTGTGTCCTGTAATTTAGGAGGTATTGACTATCGCGAATATTTCTAATAATTCCTTGATAACGAAAAGAATAGTTATTGTTAGCAAGATCGTGGTACCCGACAAAAGGAGTAAAAGGATACATATCCACGCCAAGCGGGTTTGGGCCGTCATAGAAGCAAACACCATTGATAATAATCGCTAGATGTACTGTGGGAACCTTTTCTTTCACAATAACAATCTTAGGATATTGGTATTTTAATCTTTCCAATTCTTCTTTTGTAAAGTCAACTTCGGTACTTTCGTACGTCTCAGGATCTACAATGAAAGTCCCCATCCGATCGGCTTGATACCAATACTCGTCCCAAGCAAGAAAACCTTTCCTGCGAATGTTATATTGCTGCGGCATGAATGTAAATTTAGTATCAAAGTAGGCCTGGTCATTAAGCATATCAATATCGGCAGCTCGCTCAGGAATTAGTTTCTTTATCTGTTCCTTATGGAGATATTTCCTAGTACGAATAAACTGACAATCGCTCAATCCCATGTCACGCCAGAACGCATCCATCATCACCATATCACCGCTTAACATCTCAGTCCTCAGGTCTCCGCAAATTGGATCATATCTATAATCGATCCACGAATGCATCAAAGATAAACCAGTAATACCGGCACCTTCCTTAAAACAAGAGCTGATAGTATTATATGTATCATCGATAGCATATGCACCTTGGATAACTTTCGTAGCTTGACTGGCTGTTCTTTCGCTACTTCCATGAATAGGCACCATTTGCGACGCCTTGCGATATTGCCTCTGACGTCCACATACCATGTTAACTACAGGCATGGAATTGTTGAATATCCACTTCTGATGGTCGTAACTTAAACCTGAATATTGACTGAGATAGCGTTGATCGCCTAGATAAACCTTTCTATCAATGCATTGCTCGTAAAAGAAAAGCTGCCATGCCGAGAGATTTTGCATGTAGCGCGAATCGGCTTCATTAACAATTCCACGATCGCCATCTTTATAGTAAGTCTGATATACGTTCGGGACGACCTGAGACCTTTCTAATGCGCCAGATGTCATGTAAAAACCTATATATTTATTTTTAAATATACATTAACAAGGTTTTTATTTAGAGTATATAGATAAATTTAAACAAGTTACTCGTTTTCATCGTTTTTAAAAGCTACATCATTTGGGTGATAGAAAGGCGAAATATATTCACGTCCCGCAGTGATATTTTTCTGTGCGCGGATATCGCGATTGCTATATGTCCAGCATTCCCCGGAATTATCCAAAAAGCATACCCAAAGCAAATCATGCTCAATCCCTTGATCTATTAATGCATGTGCTAAGGCTTTACCGCGAGGCGTAACAAGTGGGATAGGAGGGGATAATTGTAAGATCACCGTGAAACCTCTATAATAGCATTTGGATATTCTTTGCATGCCTGCAAATAATTATATACCCATTTACAGAATCCATCATATGAACCCCAACCATTGGAGGCGTTATATTTAATATATTTTTCCCTATTATCGGATAATTCTTTGTAACCTTTTTCAAGAAAAGGAATAATATCGGCAGCAATTTTCATATCATTTTCATCCGGGCGCCATAGGCAATCATAAAGCCCGCAAGCGTCGGCCATACGCCCTAAATTGTGTGTTATGTTGGCTTGATATAAATTTTTATTATAGGTATGAACATGCTCATGATCACATCTAGTGCAAACACACTCTTCCATCGTCAATTTAGGATCTATTAAATATACATCTAATGACATAATCCTTCCTTAATTTCTTTCCAGTGTGTAACATTATGAAGAGCCTCATGTGATTTACTATGCCAAAAGAATGATCTTTCACCATTGCTTAATCCTTTATCAGAATAATAATAAGCCAAAGTTTCACTATTATCAGACAATTTAACTATAAATTTTCCTTTATCAACATTGGGTGACACTTTGGTAAACTCATTCCAAGGACCTTCAATCGGCTCCGTTTCCTTGGCATAAAACAAATCCATTACGAGATGTCTTTTCATAATTATTCCTTTGGAGGTTGGGGAAGTGGCATCCAGTGGGTTATTCCGAATACACACCCATCCCCTGCATATGAGCCTATTGGATAACATTGCCATGAAGGATATTCATTATGACTATCTCTATATGCTCGAAAAACTCCTTCATCATTATTAAATACTAATACATGTTCATCGGGATCTGGCAATCTATCCTTAACATTAATCCATCCAGAATAATCAGGCATGCCTTTTGAAATCATCTCGCATTGTGTCTTCATAAAATCACTCTCATTACTCTATTAATAGGAATTTATTAAATGTAATTCATTCTTTATCATTTTTAATTCCAAACATTTTCAACATCCCTTCTGGCATGGGCGCACTCAGTAAATTCTTATCAAAATGAAACTGCCGACTAAATCCTGTAGCGTAGCATTTAAATTTACCATTTGGTTTTTCTTTCATCTTATTAAGTAATGCCCCTAATAAAGGCGTCAAATCAACCTTTCCATCCTCTTCTAATAACGGTGGGAAAATAGTAGTTGTACCTTTAAATCTATCTGTTTCACTGAAATTGGGATTATTTTCATGAATCTGCACGTTAATGCTCATGTCTTTGAATTGATAAAAATACCCATTATAAAAGCATTTAATCCAAATCTCTTGATTCTGTAGTTCTTTGTCTTCTTTTTTATATTGCTCAGCATGATCAACTAAATTAATCAATTTATCAATAACATGCAAATTATCAGGCACTCCACGCAACATATCAATAATATCTTCAACTAATTCTTTATCTAGACATATACTCATAAAATCACTCTCACAGGCTTATTAACAGGCTCATATCTTTCGTTTACGTGGCTGCAATTGATAAAAACCGTTCCTTCTTTTCCATTAAATTCTTTTTGCAATTTACGTTGATCCCATATTCCATATCCTTCATGAATATGGCCATAGACATGCAGTTTTAATGTATTGTAATGATTAGCAACCCAGTTAAGTAAAGTTGATGACCCAACATTCTCACCATCTATTGTTTTATCATGCATTAATTTAGAAGGCCCATGAGTAATCAAAATATCCACATCATCCGGAATCATTGCCCAATATCCAGCTAGCCATTCTTCAGTGTCACATCCATAATTAACCGTGAAGGCGCAGCACTTTGGATTAATTCCAGGAAATTGTGCTGTCCAGGGACTTCCCCAGATTTTCAAGCCTTCAAATTCTGTTCCTGAGTCGCAGAGATATTCAAAACAAGGATCATCTTCTAAATATTCAGACCAATTCTTTTGCAATAAATTATCATGATTACCAGCTATTACAATTTTCTTTTTGTAATCTAAATCACAAATCCACGAATTGAATTTATAATATCCATCCTCAGTATCCCTAGCCGTCAAATCCCCAGCAACAATAAGCAAGTCTCCCCCCTCGAGTTTTGGGAAATGACCATGAAGATCGGCGATGCAATCGATAATCATGTATATAACCTTTTTTCAATGCCCATATAATCACCCAATTCATTAACTGCTTGAATGTATTTCAATCTCAGTTTATGGAATTCAATATCCTCTACTTCCTCAAAATCCGAATAGCCTATGAAAGCGTAATGAAAACCTTCTTTTTCAATTTTCATGTTCATATATTCAGAATATGGCTTAGACATTTTTTTCATTTATATTCCTCGTATTCATTTGACACAGGACACCATAAATTCACGAAATGTTGCTTTTGACCAGGACATTTCATTCTATTGCCCCACCTTCAACATATATTAGTTCCAAATCGCACAATTCAAATGCTTTTCGTAAATCTTCTTTAAACTCCGCTATTGACTTGCCCGAATTAGATATAAATGTGAAAACTTCTTTAATTCCTATATCCCCAATATCCATATCGCAAGATTTCAGGAATTCTGATGATTTTTTCATATATTGATTTCTATAAATCACTTCGAATCGATATTTCATTTATACCCACTTATACATAGTTATATAGGGTTATACTTATGCATACCATTTATCAATAGCATCAAAGGATTTAGTAATTTCAGGATCGTTTATATATTCTAGCAATGCTTCATCAGCTTTAATATGCATGACTTCTTCATCATCTTTTAAACCACCATTGGCTATAAAATTTAATCTTTGTAATAATTCATCTCTATTCATCTACTTTGCACCCGCATCGTTTGCATCTGATTTCATAAACAGTAAAATTGTTTTCAAAAATAGCTTTAGCCATTTCATTGGAAATAAAGGCATCAGTAAATTTATATGTAATAGCAGGATCTTTTACCATAAACTTATCAAAATCATGCCCAAACCACTTTCCGAAAAGGCCTTTGCAGTCATTCATTCAATAACCTTTATTGCCTTTCGAATATCGTTAATTCGAGCCATGTAATTTTTCACCATTGCTTTGCCCATATCATCATCACCTAATCCATTTTCTATTAAATAATAGGCAAATGATTCTATAGCTACACGAATGGTCATAGCGCATCCAGGTCCAACATTGATGCCATTAATTATGACTTCTGCTTCTTTCCATTCATTCATTTATACCTCACTATTTTCCTGCATCTAGAGCAAATGAAACATGAAAGCTTTTCTGTTAACCTTGAATTGCAGCATTTAGAACGTTCTTTACCCGATTTAATCGCTTTATCTAGGCTCATCATCAACTTCCATTCCACTAATCTTATCAATCGATTTCATGAATTTCATTAAGCTAAATAAAACATATCCAGAAAGTAAAAATATAATAAAATTAATCATCATCAACCCATTCGCTGCCGAGTTTTTTTAATTTATCTATAAGAATATCAATAGATTTTAAATCTTTTTCCCGTGCTTCAATGTCAATATTCATTCTAGATAATGCTTTCGCACGTACACAAAAACGTAATACAAACTCCCATTCTTCCTTAGTCAATTTTATGTTCATCATCTTTCCAGTAAGCCCCTAGCTTCTCAATAATATTAATAATATGTTTAAATTCATTATCAGAAACAATAGTTGAAGTTACATATTCCCCATATTTCATATTCCGAAGCAGAAACAAAGCATATTGAGTAATAAGCCACTCTTCCCTAGTCAGGTCTATTTTCATTTAACGCTTTCCATCTTTATTTTATATCCTTATTCTTCCAATTAAAAAATCCATATATATTTAATATCACTGAGAATGAACAAAACACGGCTTGCGAGTATAATCCAAGTTGCAAATCTCGCACTGCCCAATAGATCACACAAACTGTCCATATGATAAAACAACTCCGTCTTGCTCTCGCGTTAAGCCATCGACCCCACTTTCCCAATAAGGAAAATGCCGTGTCGAACAGTTCCATCATCCAGTTTATTTCATGCATTAGGCAACTCAGGTAATGGCATCCAGTGGGTCACTCCATCAATCCTAGTATCAGTAATGGAATACCACTCAACTTCACTGATAGAAGATTTTAATCGATATCCTTTATAAACACCTTCGCTATCAGTAAAAAGAACTTCTTCTAATAACTCAGGTAATTTTTCTATATCTTCAACATTAATCCAATTCATTTTAAATACTTATGTTTAGTCTGATAATTGCGCTTAAGTTGCCTTAAATATTTTATTGACAGTCTCACAACACATCCAAAAGGCAATAAATTTTAATTTGTCATTTTCGTTAAAATTAATACTTGAAAGATTTGACAAGATTTGTGTTGGCAATTTATCAATAATATTTAAATAATCCATAGGATTAATACTATTCATCTCATCAAAACCCATCAATTTTCCAAATTTTCTTATTTTTGCCATATTTATTTTTGGTATTGCGCCGCTATATCTTACAATTCTTTGAAGAGTTTTAGAAATTAACCTAGAATAATTACTTTTACTTTTGAAACCTAATTTTTCAAAAATTTCTTTTCCACTCATTCCTTGTAGAATATATATTAAAAAAATTGCCCTTTTATTGTAATTAATAGATTTTTTTAACATCGCTTTTTTAAGAATGAAACTTATACAATAATGAACATTATTAAATTCTTCCAAACTGAGATTGTCTTTAATTCTTGTTGAAAGATTATATAGTTTCATTTCTTCATCCCCGCAGTCAGATGTTTCACTATTGCATCCGCTAAATCGAATCCTATTTTCCATTTTCTTTGTAAATAAGAAATAGAAAGACGCCTATTCAAAGCATAATCATGCTTAATTTGTTCTAATAATGTTTGATCTATTTTCATGATTTTGAATTCTTAAATTCATTATATAAAGGAATAATATCTAATAATAATACCAAAGTAGATAACTTCGGATTTATATGTTTAGTTATAAAAATTCTAGGAAAAGGAAGAGTGGGATGTAATTTACTCCATTGATCTTTTGATTCTTCACCAGAAGAAAAATTTTCAAAATCTTTGCCCAAAGCCCAACACATAATTTCGCTATAGTCTTTTTGTATTTCATTAGCTATTTCACATTCGCAATGATTATCGCCATCTTTTTCCATTTCAATTTCTAACTTCTTTCTAAGTTCCATCATTTTTTCTAAAATTTCCGCAGCTTTTTTTAAATCTTCTAAATTCATATTTTATCCTATTTGAAGTGTTACTATTGAACGCGTCAGGAATCGAACCTGATTATTTTCTAATTGATAAAAAGGAGTCTTAATTCTTAAATCAATCAGTCATATCTAAGACCATTAGCGCATTCGATAAATCATTCTATTTTACGTTCATTCTTAATTTTTTCTGCTTCCTTTTCCCCTTCCTTACACCATCCAAGCATCTTATAAGCAATCCACATTGTTAATATACCAACGAAAAATCCTACTAAGCCAAGCATAAATATCTCCTTATGTTACGCATGTTACTTGAATTGAAAGAAATT